GCCGAATAATTCCTCCCCGTTTAACCACAACTTTATAAGAAAGTTTTTCTGGAATGCGGTGTTTGACTCATGCTCTGGTGGTATATGTTGAAAAATAACACTGTTCATTTTCCCTTGCTCTAGAAATGCTATTGTTCCGTCTTTCTTAAAAAATGTATATGTTGTAGAAGACGAGTCGAGAGTTCCACCTGGCAAATTGTTTGTTCCATCCGTAGAGATAGTAAACGTTAGTCCAAGATTACGATAATCTTCTGGGGAATCTGCGGACTCACCATTGGCAAAATAGAATGTTGAGAATAAGTTTGCCGAATCTGTACCGTTATTATCACCAAAGCAGAAAAGTCCATTTGAGTATGTCGACGGGTCTGCTGGTGCATCCTGTTTTACCTCTGGTTGGACCCAAGCGGAAATAGTGATTGGTGTCGGGAGTCTCGATGCAGTCTCAAGCATATATAAAAGGTCTGAATCGTATGGATTTACGCCTCCGATGCGTGATTGAACATTGTCAACATCAATTACTAAATAATCCTCGTCGGAATCAAACAAATTAAATTTGCCTGATGCGTTAATACCATCCTGGTAAGGCACCACAGAGGTATAGTTTGTCTGATTAGACTGATTTATTTCGAATTCAGAGTTTACACTGTTTTCAAGCGCAAATGTACTGTTACTAAGCGACGCTATTGGGTTGTTTGTAAGATATGAATCTGCATTGTTTCTTATTAGTGTTTCTTCGCCATGTGTCGTCGGATAAGAAGTTATTTTAAGGGATTCATCTTCACTCCTCAGAGAATAAAATGAAGTAGTCTCATTTGTAGATGTGCCGCTCGATAAGGTATGAAATTCTCCATCATAACTTGCTCCATCAAGAGTAAGGAAATCATAATTCTTTGCTCTAAAATTACCTCCATTCTCTAAAATGTATTTGTCCATATGTTCTGATATTCTGAACTCAGATACAAGACCATAGTTTTGTGCTGCAAGTTTCACTTCTTCTGAAAATGAATTATAGTCGTTATATGTTGGCGTTTGACCTGAGACAATCTGTTTTCTGCTTATCCAACCTTCTGATTCTTGATAATTATCATTATATGGGTTATGATAAAGTTGTGGCGATGGTATTGGTGCCGTCTTTTGTGCCTCCAAATCTAAAGAAGAATAATTCGGAACAATACCAGATACTGCGGATGAAGTTTCACACAATTCCTCAAGACCCTCAAACGATACAGAAGAACTCGTATGCAAAGGTGAGACATCCTTCCTAGTGACCATATGCCTCATACGGTCTTCGCCCATATAAGTTAGGTCACCAACCACTTTGTAAAATTCTTCTTCGTGGGGACCAGATAGAGAACCAGATTGTACTAGGTGAAAATTATCCATCACATCTACGGAAAACTTCTGCCTAAAAAGTCTCTTAAATTCTGGAGTCATCTCATAACCGAGTTTTGTTGTATCTGAACATTTAATTCGGTCGAACATACTGTCTTTCCAAAAGAACTTATAAGTATCGAATTCGCTTCTAATTCTGGTTTTTTTCAAACCTACATTCTTGTGTTTAGGAAAGACAATTTCTCTTGCCACTGAACGAGAGAAAAGAAGTTCTGCCTTTCTAAAAATCTTCATCAAAGTATTTGAAAACTCTGCACCAGTTGTTTTATCAATGTCAACAGCAGTAGTCAATTCCTCGTTAGAGAACATTTCTAAGTTATTTGAATATGAATAAGTTATTGGTAGAGAACCCTTATCTATGTTCACGTTTATAAGACTTCCTGCTTCGGCATTTCTTATCTTTTCATCGTATTCTTCATTTAAAACATAATGAGTGTTTGGTTTATTCCAAACGACTGCTGGTTCAGTAAAAGTACTTATGCTCCTATCTTCTGTCCCAATCCTAGAGGTCCTATTAATTTGTGTATAAATGTTTGTCTTTCTTTGATTAATAACTTGAATATTTTCTGCGTTTCTAATAAAACGATACCCTGCTCCTTGATAATCCGCATAGTCATTTATACCGCTGACAACTTCGACTTCATCAAGATAGTTCTGAAAACTCACTTGGTTTACAGATATGTCTGAAACATTCCAGCGACCGTCTCCTGCAACAGTTGCCTTTCTCGCTATCCACCTTAAATAAATTGGAGTATAGATATTTTGCCCGAAGTTGATGTCTTCTTGAGTTAATGTGCTACCACTAGTAAAAGTATCTAATGTGGTCCAGGTACCGTTGTCTCCCAACTTGTATTGAAAGTAAAGGTTTTCGTTCACAACTGCTGTTACTTCTTCTGTGTTAAAACTTATTTCAAACCTTGCTCGAATTGGGTCTGTATATTCTTCTACTATAAAGTCAAAACCTGCTCCTGGAATCGGGTCTTCTACCGAACCTGCGGGTAATGCAACACCTGTTGTAGAAAAATCAGGTATTGTAAACTTCTCATCAGAAATCATTTCAACATTATATTGAAAGTCACTCCTTGGTATTTGGTGACTAATATAAGCATTATCGTGATTCTTGCCAGTGGGAATATGAACTGTATTTCTATTAACCTTATGGATGTTTGGCATACCATTAGTATCAGGAACATACCCCTGCGAACCTTCATAAAGAGTACTGTGTGCCGACAAATCCGCTTTGTGTTCTTCTCTTTCATCAAGGTTTCTAAAGTTCATAGAATTATAAACACTGAACTCTTCTGCAACCCTATCCAAGAAACCTCGGGAAAGAGTAAGTGGGTCACCTGGTGCCGAAAACCTTTCCACAATAACGTGCTTAGATTTTCCAAAGACCTGACCATCAATATCAGTAGTTCTATCGGGTAGAGTAAAGTCCTGTGCTCCTTGAATTGGTGCTGTCGTCAAGACATCTGATACGCCCTCATTTTTAACAAACCATCTATTGTTCTTGCTTCTGCCAGAAGTCTGAACTATTTCATAATCTCTTGTATAATTTCCATAGACTTTTGTTTCTTCTCCAGCGACCAAATCTTCTTCTGTAACATTGTTATTCTTGATGTTTTGAATATTTACAGGTCGCTTCGCAAGTTCATCTCTCGTATATCGAGCAGCAGGTTCACCTAATTCAAACGGGTGCTTTAAAGTTCCCGTATCGTCGACGAACAACTCTGGTCTTTCTGTCTGAGTGGCATAATGGATATGCCTGTGCTGGTTGCCGCCGACCCAAGTCTCAGCGAATGGACCTTGGACTGGTATTTCTGCATCGTCGCCATAAGAGTCGTTTTGAAGATTCGTAATTTCTGGAGTTGGGTCTGCAACTGTCTCATAATAAGGATAGATAAAACTACCATCTGCGCCGAAGTCTATCGTTGCATCTTCGACCACGATGTTAATTGTTCTCTTGACAGGTTGGTCGTCATAAGAGAATCCCTGATAGATAACTGGGTTTGTGCCAAAAGTGATTGCGATACCTGAAGCGCTTGAAACCTTTGTTGATGCTCGAACAAAACTGTTCGGGTCTTTTGTTGTCGGTGAATAGTTTGCGCCGCCGTGGATTGTAGGAGCAATGTCTAAATTTAGTTTGTAAGGTCTAGCAAGGGACCGAGTGACATACGCTTGACCTGAATAAACTGCCCCAGGAACTCCTGGTCCTACTGGTGACTCTCGGAGAACTGGTCTATCTTCCTCAACATCATCACTGCCACGTCTTACAACTTGGGTGTTTGCTTTTGTCTTTCTTGTAGAAACTCTTCTGAGGATTTCTCTGTTTTCGTCAACATCAGAATCACCAGTTGTTACAAGTGCGTCTGTACCTTGAACTCGTTGGTCTCCCCATAAAATTTTGTCGTCCTCAATAGTTTCTGTGCCAACAGGTGCATGCCCGTCTTTCCAATTATATGTAAGTTCATTAATACTCCTTACAATACCGAGAGGTGGTTCTCCTGCCATTTCCAATGTTGGAAATTTGGTCCAGTATTTGTTTCTCTCAAGTACGTGAGACTCAACCATATTCCTTAAGTCTGCTGAAAAGTTACTTGATACTGGTACAAGTTCTTGTAACATCAAACCAATCGAAGAATCAATCCATTTATATAACTCGATATATTTTTCTAAACTTGGAATATTATTAACTTTTTCGAAATAACGTGCTCTGAATTTTTCCAATGCCTTATACTGTAACCTGTACCTATTAACTGGTTGTCCAATCAAGTTATTGAACTCAACGATGGTTGCAAAAAGGTTAATCATATCATCAGATATGACCTGGTACATGCTCTTCTCTGCTGCAAAGAAGTGAGTCACAACTTGAGCGTCTTTTGTGAATGTTAAATCATCCTGAGAACGAATCTCAACCAAATCTTCTGAGTTGATAACTTCTGGTGGTCTGTGTTTTGCGGAATAAACGAATTCTCTATTTACAACCTGATTATCATTCTCAATAAAATGTTTACCTCGCCCAGTTATCTCGTGTCCCACAAGGTCAGTAAACCATCCAAATCTTGAATCACTAAGGAAACTATTAGTAGAGTCTGATTCTAATCCAAATGTGGGTTGAATAGAACACTGACCATTCATTGTTCCATGAAAACCTCCGACATAATCTTTAATTCCAGTTGCAACCGTTGAGTCAATGTCGTCGCCCATTTTCCACCAAGAAATAATATTGTTATAAGTAGACGAATTGCTCAAGTCTTTTACTGCGCCGCCGTTGTATATCTCCTGAATTTCATATTCATCTAGTTCTTTGTTATATATTGATATATCTGCGATGTTACCTTCGAATAGTGTTTCAAATTGGTCTGGAACGTGTGTATGGTCATAATGCACCGCACCAATGGTCACGGGAGATTCTGTATTCCTTACGATTTGATATGTTCCTGTTTTTCCCCAAGTACTTGGAGTTTCTTGACCATCGATGTACAACTTCATGCCCAAAGAGGTGGTTGCAATATCTGGATTACCGTCGAAAGTTACTACCACTTGCTGCCACTGATTTACGGTTAAAACAGAAGCATCAGAAGTAACTGTGATATGGTTAGCGGTAGAATGAGCACTACAATCATAAAGTACAAACTGAAGTTCTCCACTATCTCTATGCCAGAAGATAAATTCTGTATCTCTTGCTGCTGGGTCACCGACAGACATTGAAGAAAATTTCGATATAATTGCGCCTCGGTCTGCAAGACTACTAGGATTAATCCAAGCAGAAATTGTAAAAGGTTTGTGATTTGTTCCGTCGGTGACGTCTGTTGAATCCGAAAAGGTGAAAGCATCTTCATCAGAGGATATAACAATGTCTGAATCAGCAGCAGATGCTGCTGTGCCGTCGAATGCAATTGAATTTTTATTTATCGGCACAAGCGAGGAAACCGTGGAAGTTATCGTGTCAGAAGACAACCCTGGTTCTGTTGCTATTGCTGCTCCGTTGGTCAATGTTCCGTGATAACCTGAAACATAATCTTTAATACCATCAGTTGAAAGGTTATCTAAATCATCACCCATCTTCCACCAGGATACAATAGAAGCAGTATCGGAAAATTCATCCATGTTCTTTACTGCGTTTCCATTGAAAATTTCCGTCACTTCGGTGGCGGTTAACTCTTTGTTGAAAATACAGATGTCTGCCAACCTGTCTTCAAAAATTCTGTTGTTATTACCAAGTTCCGTAGTAGCGCCGAAAGTCAGAGGAGTTATTGTGCTCCGCAATCTGTCGTATGTACCTGATTCGTCGTTTGTTGTTGCTGTTAGTACTCCATCTGTATATAACTTAATTCCAGATGCGTCTGTACTACCATCATATGTCATCACAACATGATGCCACGTCGCACTACTTATAGATGCAACAGGTGCCTGTGCTCGGATGGCGTTTCCATTAGCATTTAAAGTACTATCATATAGGAAAAATTGTATTTTACCATTCGCTTGCTTAAATATATACTCGTTTCGAAGTTGCGAGACTGAGTTATCGGACTTAGTAACAAAGGGTCCATTATCAGTTGTTATATCCTGGACATAAATCCAAGCAGAAATTGAAAAAGGTAAATCGGTTACGCCATTGGTAGGACTAAATTCATCTTGGTCACTAACGATGATATGGTCGTTGACACCGTCGAGTACTATTGAATTTTTATTTATAGCAACTGAAGAAACTATCTCTTGTTGAACCTCTATAGGTTGAGACAAGTCATCAACAATAAATTCTCCACTTACATCTGTTGTTGAGACCTCGGAAAAGTCCCAGTGCATTGCAAGAGTATCTCTTCTTAAAACCTGTATTGCGGTAGAGGTCCCTGTGTTGAAATTTTCGTCAAACATATATGCTTCTTCATTTGGGTGCAATCTACCAAAGTTAGAGGCATCAGAGGCGTGTGCTCTAATTTCTTCATTGGTTACATCATCATACCAAAACAAAGTAGAAGAGATTTTTACTCTTGTATCATTATTTAAAAATTCTGTTTCTGGATTTCCTGACGAATGCAGTGCGCCTATTGAAACGAATTTGTCTTTTGCAAGAATATCACGGGCACTTGATTCTGCGACAGTGGCAACTACCCACTCTTCATCCTCTACAACATCGGCAAGCATTCTTACGCAATACAACTCTGCTGTAAAATCCGTCGTAGAACCCCCAGAAACGACGCTAGAAAGGCGTTTCTTTGGAACAAGTCTCACAGCAAGGTTCCACTTTGAATTTTCGTAAACTGACTTAAAATATTCTGTTTCCAATGTTTGTCCATCAAAGGTTAAGACAAACTTTACATTCTCAGAGAGAGGGTCGCCGTTTTGCTTCACCGCTTTCAAGTCAAAGAGAGGATTTGTTGTATAATCGCCAGCGTATTGACCGAGAAAAGCAATGTGCTCCTCTAAATTTACAGGTGGTTCATATGACGGGTGGTCAGTTGAAATCTTGTTTGGAAATATAACCTCTGTCTCGAAAGTGAATGATACGTTCGGTGATATAGAATAAGGGACACCTCTAATGTAGGAAACCGAGTCTGAATTATCTGGGTCATACTTCGTGTAAACAAGACCTTGGTCTCTATCTGCATTGTTAAAATCAACAAACTTCTTCTTTATGGAGGTAGTTCTTCTGGTGTCTTCTAAGGTATAATCAGCACCATCCGAATATAAATTTATCTTTATAAGTTCATCGTCAATACCGAAACAACGGATAAGGTTTCTAAATGCCTTTTCAGTTCCCTTTGACTTATAAATATAAGAAAGGTTGTTGTAGATGTTTTGGTAAATGGTATTCTTTACATCTTGAAGTTTTTCTTCAAACTTCTCCTTCTCTCCACGAGAAAGGATTTCCTCAAAAGCACTTGCTTCTGTGAATAGGTCTGGAACAATCATTCCTGCTGATTCAAGCGTTTTCCTAATCAAAGAGTAGGGTTTATTTGTTCTCTCTTCCAATGTATGATATTCTACATCTTTGAGGTTCACAAGTTCTTTTATTTTTATTTGTGCCGAATCAAAGTAACTGGATATAACCTGTGAAAGTTCTTTTACATTCTCACCCTTCTCTTCGTCTTCCTCAATAATCCAAGAAGGCATTGTGTGATAGATGCTTGAATTATTTGTATAGTCATAATTCAAACCTTCTCTCATATATGTCTCTTTTATAGAAATAAAATCAGGATGTGCTGAATAGACAATTGCTTCTTTTTCTTCTAAAACTTCAAAGAAACCTGACTCATCAAATGCCGAGTCCTCACTTCTCACTGTCTTGCTATAATTTACAATCTCTCCATTCGAGATTCTGCCAGAGTAGTCGAGGACCGTTGAGTCGATTCTCATATCACCAGTGATACCTTCATTGAATTTATAGTAAATTCCAATGTCTACTTTTCTATTTTCGGTGCTGTATTTATTATTATCAGTATTCGTTCCACCGTTTACGTGAGTGTGCCAATATCTACCAACCTCTTCTTCTGTTCTTCTTCTTTTCCAGAACCTGAATTCATCGATATAAAGTCCATCAACAGTATTACTTCTCGTTCCGTTAACCAAAGTCATTGTGCCGTTAATGTTAAGATACAAAGAATCTTGAGAAAGTTCAGCGAGATTATATCCAGCAACAGAAACTGTCGTAGTCAGTACACCGTTCTTGTAGATTTCTACTAAGGTGTTTGTGGAGGAATCGATAAATGAAAAGGCATAATGGTTCCAAGAATTTTGCAGAAAATCTGCAATAACTACATTGCCAGTAAAGTCTGTAGGGGCACCAGAATAATCTGTCAAAGTAACAGTAATGTCGTTTGTTGCTTCTATCTTGACTTCTATTATCTGACCTTCTTCGTTTCCTAAAACAAAAGGATAGGTTGTCAGACCTGGTGTTTCCGCTTTTGCCCAAAACTCTACTGTGTTTCCCAGACTTCCATCAACATATAAGTTTGAATTTCTATAAATCGAAGTATCCCAAATATTTGAGTTACCCTGTTTTACTGGATATTGCTTTGAGAGTTCTTCCTTTTCTCCCTCGATAATACCTGGTTGGTTATTTGGACCGCCTTTGACGAAAATTGATTGTTCCGTCCCAAGACGAACATAACCAGTTGCTTTTGGATAAGCATTATCTAAAATCCATAAATCAAGTTCAGAAGAGTCGTTAAACCACTTTTCCTTCTCTGATAGTGAACCGTCGTAAGGATATGTTTGATAAATTCGATTGAAAGAATCTTCGTAATACTTTTGTGCCGAACCATAGAATGAAAAATTCTCTGGTTTTGAGAAGTCAATATGTGAATGAAATTTATTATTTGCTTTTACAACGTCTTTTGTAAGTTCAGGAGATTCTAAATCTTTTTTGATTTTTTCTTCTTGACTTTTTGTAAGAACCTTGTTACTTTTATTAAATAAATCTTTTGTGCTCATTTAGTCAACCCTAAACTTGAAAATTTCTTCCTGTTCCCTCAACTCTCCGTTGACAGAGAACATTAGTTTGATTCCGTACATATATCCTTTTTCTAAAAGGGACATATCAAAATCAAAATAACTACCCAAAGCGTCGTAAGAAACCAAAGTATGGTCATTGTTTACACCATCTGTTCCAATACCATAATCAAGAATTGTTTTTTCGTCTACAAGACGAACAATCTTGTAGTACATTTTATCAACAATAAGATTTTCAATTTCTTTACTTGCTACCGTATAAATAGTTGGATTCCAATCTTTTTGTCTAGTGTAAACCCTGAACTTTGCGGTTTCCTGCTTTGTGTAGGAAGTTTTCAAGTTAGTGATGTCTATTACATAATCTACTTCTCCAGAATTGGTACTTGAACCATTCTGAATAATTGCTATTTCGCCCTCGTGAACAAGAGTCCTATCTGCCACTGCTGTGCCGCCGTTGGCAGCAAAATACCACTGGTCATATATTTTAGAGACAGAAGATTCATCTAAAATAACATCTACATAATAGACGCCTGTTGATTCATTTGTTGCCTGTATAAACTGCACGTCGGGGTCGAGGGTTGCTTGAGTTGTTCTTGCTTCGTCCGTATAGAATCTTACATATAATTCCTCATCTGGTTCGGGAGCAGTGAAGTCGGACCTTACTCCTTCAAAGGAGTTGTATAAGTAAACCCTCTGTGTATTTTGTGTAGGTGTATTTGTTTTTCTCTTTGCGTAGAATTTTCCTCGGTCGTCTGCAATTCTAGAAGCATCTCTTGCCTCAATCGCTGGGCGCTTAAAGAAGAACTCTGACGAACGAGAAAAGAATTTCTTTGTATAAAAGTTTTGTTCTTGAGAACCGTCGGTCAGTGTTCCGTCCATTGTAATTATCAACCCGTTATCAGATACAATCGTACCATCAAAAATATCTTCGATGTACCCAGTGATGTCTACTTCTAAATTTTCTTCACCAGTGTCGAATCTTTGAGATGCAATTTCAGTTGCCCCTACTTCAAGACCGCCTGGGGTTGTCCAAGCGGTTGATACTGCTCTGTTCGTCCAGTTGGCGACATCTTCATCCTTGTAAGATTCCATATCGAGACCGTTGCCTTCGACAAAAGGGTTCGCAAGGTGATAAACCTTTAAGTCATAGTTTCTTGCTAGGGTGAGAGGGTGAACTGCGTTTGCTAATTTTAATATGAATTTAACTGTGGTGGGAAATATATTATCATAATGGGACTTAATTAAATCAGTGTCAAACTTAACAAGAACCCTTGCTTCCTCTAACTTATCTGCTTCTACCGATGAGACTGGGTTTTGACCATAGATAAAAAAGACCTCTAGTGCGTCGGATAAACCCATATTGGCATCAGTACCTCTTTCTCTTAAGTTCTCTTTGTAAGCATTTGTGATAGTTGTATCAGCAGTAGCGTAAAACTTTTTTACAGACATTATACAATCACTCCCTTTATATCAAATTCTGGATATCGAACCTCATAGATGACATTTTTTGGCATTTCGATGAATCTTCCATCGGCAGAAGTCATTTTTTCCAAGTTAAATGATACATCTGAATAAACTCTTTCTGCGATATCGCCATTCTTTCTCAAAACCTTTACATCAGTTACATCTAAAATTCCCTCTACATTTCTCAATTCTTTATAAATATCTGTAATGAAAAAAGGTTCTCCAATGTCTGGTAATCTCTGAAACCTTTCCTGCAAGCGTTCATATGCTGCTGAAAGGATTTCGAATTTTGTTCGCTCTAAAGAACCGACTGCTACGAACTCTATCGATAAGTTAACAACTCTTGCATCTAAGATGTCAATAGTATCATTTATCATCTTATTTTTTTGCAACCAAGTTTTGACATTGCCCTTCAAAACGCCATTCGCTTCAGTTAAGGTACCCGTTTCGCTTTCTGAAACAATATATAAGTTTAAATTTCTCTTCAATGAATCATTATCTCTCATAATCCTACAACGTTTAACTGAACCAAAGCGAGGAGGCATCTGATACACGAACGATTCATAATCCTGTTGCGTTACCGCTCTGTTTTGTGTTGCAAAAGTATCTCTTATTCTATGCCTTAATTCTTCCGTGTCTGGTATATCTATGTCTCCTACGATAGGAGTTTCGTTATCAACCTCAAGAGAGTTTACAACATCTGTAACTTTTGCAGCATCGAGAGCGGTGGCATCGTTAAATTCCATATTATATTCACCAACAGTATTTAATTGACCTGTACCAAGATTCACATTCTGAACAGTGTTCACCCTGTATGTTATTGTAAGAGTGGTACCTGAAGGTGCGACGCCAAATTTATCACTTTGAATCAATCTTGTCGGGTCAAAGGTTGTGTCCTGGATATAATTCTTTCCGTGAATGTCCAATATAGACGTCTGCGGTTCTGTTAAAAAGTCTTTAGAGACCTCTGAATCAGAACTTGCTCCGAAAATAATTTCGGTTGTTCTAATGTTTCGGTTTTTAATAAATCGTCTCGGTACAACGATTGGTTTTAATATTTCAGACGCCTGGTTACCTGCTGCATAAGTTCCATCTTCGCCCGTGGTCGTCATTCTATTCGTAATCCCTCTATAAATCACGTTTTGACTCATATAATCAACTTCGAAGTATTCATTTCCTTCAGAATCGATAATTGAAACAATCTCGGATATATCAAGCGCTTGAAGTGTAATTTTATTAAATCTCTTATATGCGCCGACTTCTACAAATTCTGTTCTAAGTTCCCCCGACATAACTTGACCATAAGTCTTGACAGCATAATGAGTTGGATTGCCAGTTACTTCATCGACTCTTGCTACCCTTATAGATGCGCTTGGGTTTCCAAAATGAACATCCTGGTTTAACATGAAGGCAGCATCAGTGGTACCTGCAAATTCCGCTCCTTGTTTCAACACAGGAACATAACTCATATCAGGACCGATGCCAGTTGTGGAAGCAGGAACTAAAACATAAAGTGCTGCTGTACCGAAAGAAGATGCTGCGCCGCCGAATTTGTATCCTAATTGCCTACCAAGTCTTAATATATTATTATACTCTGTTGCGGTTTCAACAAAGGTTTCATTTGCTTGATAGTCGATATAGAATGATAGAATATCCCCTATATATGAAACAGTGTCAATTACAAGAGAACCAAATGATGCCTCGTTAAAGTCTCTATAAGTATTTGGATAATACCTTCTAATATAATCAATCAAGTCTGCTTTAATTGTATCAAACTCACGACTTGTATATTTTATTGATACCGCTCGCTTTTTACTCATCTATTTAATTCTCCACTACAACTTTAATTAGTTCCGACCTCTATTTCCAGTGAAGCAAAAAGGTCGAAAGGGATAATGCGGAAGTTCATGTCCAGGTGAAGACCGTTACCGCCTGATTTCACGGTATCAAACGAATTAAATTTAATTGCCTGCACTTCGACAAAGGGCATGTAAAATTTCACCTGATTTCTTATTTTAGACTCTATTTCAGAATAAGTTATTTCAGAATTATTCTCAAACAAATAATTTCTAAGACCAATGCCAAAATTAGGTTCCATTATTCTTTCCCCTGGTGCTGTCAATAATAACATTTTTAAATTTTGCTTTATCAGGTCTACGTATTCTTTGTTCAATGCGTAACCATCTGCTGGGTCTTTTTGAAGTGGAAGTTTTGGTGATAATCCTCTGGACATTGTTTTCTCCTCATCCTAAATAGGACAAACTATTTTATTTTAGAGTTGTTGCCTAAGTGTGTCAATTTCTTCCAAGAGTTCCTCTTTCTCATCTTTTAATAACCTCTCCCTAAATTCTAGTTGTGTCCTTAGCGCTAGGTTGTTTGAGGTTTGGGCGTTGAGGCGTTGGATTTTCAAGTCCTGAATCTCTTCATCAATTTCTGTAATTCTAAGAGATTTTTCTAAAATTTGACCATTAATTTCCTGAATTCTTATATTTTCTCGCTCTTCTTGTCTTCTTATCTCAGCATCGGACATCTGAAGTTCTTGTTCTATCAATGTTCTTTCGTCAACAGGGTCGCCGCAATAAGGAGGCAACCTCAATCCTGCATTTTTAATTTGATTCCTTGCCTTTTGACCTTCGTCCGAATCGGAATTAAGAAGTGACGCTGGTAAAAATATACCCAAACCGAGGGCATGGAATGCCATTGCAATAGGAGTGAGAGGAAAAATCAAGGGCAAAGCGTAATTTAGTGCGCCCGCTATTCCACTAGTTGGAATATTAACACAGGCAAGTTTCGATAAGAATGACAACCTCTTTGCTAGTTTTACAGCAGGGTCATTCCTTTCTACATATTTTTTAAATTCCAACAGTGCTGCATCCCTTGCCATGCGGAGCGCAGTAGCAAAGACGCCGCCCATGCCAGAAAAAGGATTGCCCCAGCATACGCCATTGAAACCGAAGTTGTAAGAAAATTCTGTACACGGTGTGTCAAATACGTTATTATTAAAATCAAATAGTTTAGTAAGTCCGCTAGAACCTCCAACGGAAGATAATGATTTATTCTGCTTACTCCAATCATCTTCTTCTGGAGTGATTGCGTAAAATAGTGAAAATAGATTATCTCTTGTCTCTCCGAATGAGAAAGATGTCGATTCCATTCTAGATACAGTCTCCATCTCGTGAATAGAAAGCGAGGAAGCATAATCCTCTAGAGGAAAAAAGGTTGTAAATAAAACAGACTGAATTCCTAAATTTTCGAGGTTTAATTTTTCGACTATTGGAATAACCCATTTTTCTGAACCATCTGGCATCATGTATATCTCGTATGTTGTTGTAAGTTGACTGCTGATGGTGTTTGTTACTAGTGAGAAATATTCCTTCCCATCAGTGTCTCTAAAATAGATGAACGGGTTATCAAAGTCGCCTCTCTGAACTGAACCATCAACACGCAATAAAAATTTTCGACCGTTTACCTCACGGACTTCTGAGACCGTTGGTACTTCTTCTGATAAATATCTATATAAGATTCCTGTGTCAGCAGTTGTTGGTATTAAAAGTGCGTCCATCAGTCCTCTGGAAATTACCTCATATTCTTCCTTTAATACTTTTCTTAATAGAGAATTGTTTTTATCATTTTTCCCACCGTAGGTATTCTCTACTTGTTCAATAAAATCCGTAAAGTAATTTGGCATGTCTCCCGAAAAAGTGTCACCAGAGGAACAAGAATCGCCCTCGACTGGTTTAGAGTATTTGTTCATACCCTCGGTCATTTTATCGATAATATAAGAACATTTAAGGTCTGTTATTTTTGTCCCTCTTCCCTCGAAAGCAGTGAGGGTGAGAATACCAGACACAAGAGTTTCTATAATGTAATGTCTGAATGTTGCTTTGATACACGCTTTCATCATTGCAGTTTCAAGTGGAGACATTTTTGGTTTTTTGCCATCGGGCGATGGGTTTAAGTCTAAACACATCGCTTCTTGCATTCCATCTTTTACTTCCTCAATCAACTGAGATAATTTCAAAAGATGTGGGTCACACTGTGGAGTTGGAGTAGGACCTAGATTTATATATTCCATTATATATCTATCATAACTCGGTCCAGATGTATCTCCATCAAGGGTCTGATATGTCAAATATTTTGAGTTCTCAAGCATTTTCATTAAAGATTTATAAATATTGTCTCTTACATTTTTTGCAATGGGCACAGAAGAAGACTCGAACGCTGTTCTTCTTCTATCTCTTTCTTCTCTATTAATGTCTTCCAATTCAAGTGATTTATTGAATATCGCCTGTATGCAAGTTTCTTTATTTCTTGGTTTATCAGAACCGACATTTTCATTCATAAATGATATTACGCCTTCGTTGATTTCCCTTTGACTAAAATACTCTTTGCCATTAATGTTGATAGAACTTCCTAGTATGGAATCGGTTTCACACTCACGACCATCTTGAACAAACCTATAAGTGGGATTAAATGGTTCGACAGCAGGTTGCTGAATCGATGGAGGTTCTTCCTCTCTTGCGCTTTCCTGTGGTGTTGGTTCTCCATTTCCACATTCATTGTCTTCAAGTCCACTAGTTTCGTAGACGGGTTGATTCATCTCTTCTTGAAGATTATTTATCTCTCTCTCAAGTCTGACTTTCTCTTCTTGTAAATTTTTCTTGACCAACTTCAACAGTGACTGCTGAGTGACATTCCTTGAAATGATTGCAATCATTATTTCTTCGTCGATTGAAGATTCAAGACGTTCGTTAATCTGACCAAGGCGTGCTGCTTTGGAACCTATTTCTTTCCTTATCTCATCGACCCTTTTTTCTTCATCGGTCCTGGTGTCTTCTATTTCTTCAGGTTCTTTTGCTCGGTCTAGAACTTCGCAGTGAGTAAACTCTGTTACCTTTATTTTAGAAACATTTTCATTTTGTTCTTTTAACGCAGTCTTCATTGATTCAAGTTGTTCTAAAAGTGGGTTATTCATTCCCTGTGCTTGCTCAAACAATTCTTTTGCCTTATCAATAGAATTTATCGCTGTTGTTGGAATAATAATTTCTAATGATTTATTGGTGGACTCTCCAAACTCTGGATTTTTGTAAAAATCCGCAAGATGAGGAACTGGTTTTCTCTTTGTAACCAAAACCGTTTTAGTAAACTGAGGTCCGACTGGTCTGTTCCCTGGTGGTTCTGGAATCGGTCCCAGCATATCATATTCTTTTTCTTCTTTTTCTTCGACTTCTAAAAAAAGGTTCTGTGTAAATCTCATACCCTCTTCTGTAAAGGAATCATAAGTACCTCGAAACAGACTAGACAAAGTAGTCTCAAAAGTATATTCAAATTGAGCATCCATAAAGGGCATAGTGCCTGGGATGGTATTTCCTTGTTCATCTTTTGCACAGAAAAGATTTGGACCCTTCCTACCAGAGAGAGCATCGCCAAGAAGTTGTTCTGCCAATTCTGCGTTTCTCTGCCGTTCTCTCTCCATTTGGTCTCGGATTTCTTCATCAGTCAATCCCTTGCCTCTCAATAGTGCATCACGAACTGAAGAGTCTGGAGGGCAAATAAAATCTTCTGGTAAACTTTCCATTATGGTTCCAAGTTCGTCACATATTGTCAAGTCCATAGAACCAGACACTGCAAGAAAAAAGTCTATAACCTCTTGGTCAGAGTCGAGTTCTAGTTGACAATAAGAAGTTTCTAATAAGTTCTTTATAATATCAAGTGTATCTCTGTCTGGTTGACCTCTTAATAAATCACATAATTCCCTTAAAGAAAGAAGATTAGCGAGGTCGTTCATCAAGTCTCTAAACATACTCGGGTCAACAAAACCAGTATCGAATAGGTCTTGCATCTTGTCTTGTAAATCAGAGAGTACCCCTTCTAACTCAGGAGGATTCGGACCCGATTGCTCTTTGTCTTTTTTACCGCAACTGTCAAAAAATGCGCCGAGGAGATTTCCAATTACTGAAGAAATAACTTGAGTGAGCATACCTTCTAGAGATTTTCTCAGACTTTTAAAGAACGCATCTGAAATGTCATCTGTTGGCAAGTCATCTGGAGTTAGGAAATCAAATACTTTGCCTTCCCTGTGTTCCTTTTTTAGTTTCTCCAATTCTCTTTCTAATATGTCAAAATCTCTTTTTAACATCTTTAATGACTGAAGTGGTATATCTGGTAACAAACACTTTACTGATTTTAAAGCAATCTTTCCGATATCTACTTTATTGATAAAATGTTTATAAAGTTCTTCCGCATCTTGACTAACAATTTCTCCAATTTTTGATGAGTTGGATGGACCCAAGGTAGAATCCCCAGCGAAATCTGATTGTTCTTTTCTTTTGTTATATGCTTCTTCTCTTCTATCTACGTTTGAATAGTGCCTATTTTCCTCTTGGAGCATGGCGAGCGTCTTTATGGGTCCGTGTTCTGCCTCTCCTTGCTCTTTCTGTTCTTCTTTTTTTGGTATAATCTTTACTGGTTTGTGATTTACAAATGTAGTAAGGAATTCTTTCCAAGGTGTTTCTAATTCGCCTTCAACGATAAAGTTCATATTCATCAGTAGGTCTTGTGTTCTTCTCTCTGAACCTTGACGAGACTTATATTCCCCCATTTGCTCATTAAAGTTGTAAACTTCCCCAGTGTCTGCGTAAAATTTGACCATGACTGGTTGAGCGTTTTTATTCCAGTAAAGTTTTAAAATCCCCTTGTCTTCAAATATATTCTTTCCAGTCTTAATGTAGTCTGAATTTTGACTGGCAATATATTCTATATTTTTAGGAATATGCTTGATTGATGATGCTTCTTGTTCTGGAAAGAACACTGAAACCTTTCCGCCCTCAGAGCGAAATTCCTCTTTCTTTTCTTCGATGTCTCTTATCTTGGTGGCGAGTTTTTCAATCTTTGATTTGAAGTCTTCTGTCCTATATTCTTCTTTGCTTGCAAATTCTAGTTCTTCATCTTCAAGAGGTATGATATTTCTTATCGGTACCTTGACAATTGCTTTTACTTTTGCTCCAACTCTTCGAGGGTTTAAGAACAGTTCACATGCTTGCGCTGGTTTATCCCAAAAGTTATTTTCTACAAAACTTTGCTTGATATACTCTTTTGTATTCTTCTTACCCTTTGATTTTAAAATCTTTTCCATTCCATTATAGAATGCCTCTTCAAGAGCAGCAGGTCTATCTGCTGTTGTCAAACTTGTTCTCTCCAGATACAATGCAACTCGCATTTCCGCTGTTTGAGATATCTTCACTGGTTTATCCGTAGGCAAAGAAGTCCAAGGGGTAGTTTCACCACCGATAGGAGTGGCGTCGAGACCTGTAACATCCTGGGGGGTTGACGGTGTGGAATCCTGTGTCAAAGATATCTTGTCTCTGGAGATGTAGAATTCACCATAACTAGGATTCGGTAAAGACTTGGCAAACGCAAATTCTCCATCTTTACCCACAAAATCGTCTATTACAATTACTTCTTCATTACTGTTAAGAAGGCAATGAAAGTTTTCGTTCGATGCGTCTGCCTTTAGATATGTTTTTACTACCTGCTTTGTTTTGTGATACGATGTACCAGAGACTGGTGGGAATCTCTTGTGAATACTTGGTCTAGGACTTTCTTGCTCTTCTTCTTGTTCTTCTGGTTCCTCATCTAAGGTTGAATTTCCTGCGGATAAAAGGTCTGATATTCTTAATCTATCCCCTTTTCTAGCGGCATTCTGTGGATGTGCAGCAATGTAAGCGTCGATGCCTGCTTGGGTTATTCTCATCCCATTTGTAGTTCCCGCTCTTGGAATAAGTGTTGTGATTCTTAATTGTTCTTCAAATTGTATATTACCTTCGACAAGAGATTGAATGTCTCGTTGTTCTTGGGAAGAATAATCATACCCAGTCTCTTCAATATGTTTGTTCTTTTTCTTTTCGTCTATAAGACGAGACTGTTGGGTTGTGATGCTCATTAATTAATTCACCTTGTTATAGCGACTGTTTATATAACCATTGCCAGATGAAGATAAATAGTTTTTTTGAAAGTTTTCCAAGTTCGTTCTGTGTGTTCTAAGTGAAGTCTTTGTTTTAGAAAAGTGCTTAAAAATTGTGATAGGAGCAGTAAGTTGTAAAGTTGGTGATTTAGAAGAACGCATACCAGCGCTTGCGGAAATATGCCAGTGGTCTTTTATTTCTTTGTTTAACTTATCCTGCTCTGTAAGCAATCCCTCTACAACGCCGTTTAATTTTGCCACATGCTTGGTCAGTTTCTTCAACGCTTCGACCAAGTTATCTCCCTTAACCATTGGTTGTAAGTCTGAATCTGTATTATTCGCCATAATATCTACACCATATTTTGTCGCAGATATATCAACTCCTTGAGAGTTTTTATCACCCATGCCTGTAACAATTTTTATACCCTCTCTAGAAACAAACCTAAGAGCATCTGCTTTCATTGCAATGGCAGATTTGGTTTTTGCATTTCCACTTCCTGGTGCAAGGTCGAAATAGGCGTCGATATCTGCTTTTTGACTTATGTAAACTCTTGCCGAATCTGATTCAAAATCTGGGTCAACATAGGCATCATCATTTGGCGCTGATGCCATTCTACCGACTACCATATCAATCATAGATGCCTGGGTATCTCCCTTTCCGCCATATCCACTATTCCTAGAACCATTTCTGTCACGACCCAAGACGATATAATTATTATTTTTACCCTTATAAATATCCTCACAGTCTGCCTGAACAAAGTTTGGAATCGGTTCCGCTAACTCTGAACAAAACACTCCATTACGAAGCATATCATATCCTGTGTTACCAGTAGAGATTGCTTCACTCTTTTTGTTTGTGATATTTTTTCTATCTATTGCTTTTTTGTTCATTTCTTATAAGTTCCTATGAAGCGTATTGGGGAAACTTTCTTCTTTCTTCCCAAGTTAGAGGCAAATACTTTTCAATAGTAATTTGTTTAGGTGGGATACTAGCGCTGCCCACTGGTATCGTATGCGAACTCCAGTTTGTTGCGACCTTTGCTATATCAAACGCTATTCTGCCCGCATCTGCTGGAGAATGACCTGCTTGCCTTATTGCGAAATATAAACACATATAATTTCCATCTCCGTGATTTGGAGATGCAGCGACGTGACTGACAACTCCACCAGACATATTTTTACCCACACCGCCTTTGAATGTAAATTTATTAGCGCTTATCATCTGAGGCATAACAAAGGGTATACCTGACACTTGACAAAGATGGTCCACAAGACTGTAACATCGCTCCAGCGCCTCTGTTTCTGGAATGTTATATTTTCTTTTCCAATAAAATTTACAAGGTTTGAGAAGATTAGCGGTTCCGTGGTATGCGTGATTATATTCAATGCCGATAGTCTGTCTATTAAACCCAGGACAATGGATTAAATAATTCTCCTTCCAATCTTCATATTCTATGACCCTCTTGGTCTTATTATCCACAAGATAATGAACTCCAAGTCCTTTCTTCTTCAAGATATTCTCGGTTGATTTCAGATTGCTGCCGCCAGACTCGTGTATTACAATAACAACTGGCGGTGATGACCTCTTATATGCACGAAATCCAGTCAATCCTACGATGTTCTTCTGATTATTGTTGGGACCACCCTTATATCTCTTACCTTTACCGCCATTACCGCCTTTACCGCCCTTGCCATGGGCACCTTTTGGACCTGCTCCTTTTGGTTTCTCAGATTCTGAACCTTCTTCTTCCAAAATTTCAATAATAAAACTTTGTTGTCCGTTGTCGTCCCTTTCTACGAGTACCTTTGCTCCGATTGTTGGTACCTTCTTAACTTTTTGACCTCGGGGCATATACGTTGGGTGCAACTCTATTTTTTGTAAATCAAGTTCATCTGTCACTTTTGGTCCGAAATCTTCAGGTTCTGGAATATGTGCATCCAATTCTGGTACCCTGACCTTTGCAGTCCACTCTGATTTAAATATAGCATACCAAGGTACATCTTTTTTATCCACTCTTAGGACATATCCAATATATGGACCCTGCTTAATTTTAGATTCAGAATAGTTTTTTACAATTACTTTTTTAATTGCATTAGATGAACTCGTATTTGCGATGTCGAGAGAATCTTTTTTCTTTTTTGTTATTTCTCCGTTGTATTCTCCGTAATCAGCCATCTTCTTCTAATGCCTCAGAGTTCAGGAGGTCATAAATCTCGTCCTTCTCGGAAGCAGTAAGACCTTGCTGTTTATTTTCCTTCTTTTGTAAAAGGGCAGCAAGTTTAACTATCTGTTCGTTTGACCTTTGAAGTGTTTCAACATATTTAGATGCGATGAGTCCGCACTGTTGAATAGTAGACAGTCCACTCTGCTTATTCATTTCTTGCACTAGTTCTGTCAGTAGGTGGGAAGTAATTGCCCTGTCGGAGCGGATGTTTTCTATTGCCTCGCCAATATATTCTTCAAGATTCTGATTCTTCTTTTTTGCCATTATTTGTTCCTTCAATATGGGTGACTTTTCCCTCATCCCAGTCTGTTTTGAAAGAACGATACTTTACTCGAAGTTTGTTTAGATTATTTACAACCTGTTTTGTGTTGAGTCCTGTAAGTTCTCTCAAGTAAAGGTAAATAGCCTTCTTATTAAAAATTTCAATGTCATCAGGTTGCTCCATTAGAATCTTGACTGCCTTATAAACCCTTTCTTCTGTAGGTTTCATAGGCATCTCTCCCCATTTTTCAATCTCAGACCAAAGAGCATTCCAAAATTGCTTTCGCTCCATGACGTCTTCATATGGATTTTCAGTTGATAAATATCTTTCTTCGATAGTCCTGGGGATGTAGTCGTATTGTATTTCTCTTTGTCTCTGTTGAGAATGTTTTTTTACCTTATGGATGAACCAATTTTTTGTAATAACGGAAAAATATGAAAATGCTTTTGAACCCTTTGAGGGGTCGAATTTTTCCAAAATAGTCGTTAACCATATTTTACACTCATCTCTTAATTCATCAATGTTCGGGAGTGTTGTAAATTTATAAGTGAATACAATCTTGTCAACCATCTCGTTCATCGCAGGTTGAATTAAACCTCTATAAAGTTCTTCTCTCTCTTTTCTATCCACTGAAGAACAATATTCGAGTATTGCTTTTTCATGGACTTCTGTGAAATAAAGTCTTTTTGTTCTCTTGCGCCTTTTTCTAATCAGTTTTTTCTGCTCGGTCATTCTTTTCTACTATCACTCTATTTTGAAATTCTTCTGTCCAACCATGGAAATCTTTTATAATATCCAAAAGTTGTTTTAATCTAGGTTCACCGTAAAACAGGTCCGAATTGTAGGTCTCTTCGAGGAAGTCGTGAAATACAGAGAATCTCTCATTAATCTCAAGAGACCTCTCTTCCATAACGGAAAGAATTTTTCTAATATACCAAACAAGCATGCCACAAGCGATAATAGAAAGAGGAAATAAAAAATAAATAATAATTTGCTCAATCATCTTCTTTTCTTGCCTCTTCTTTTTGCTGTTCCAGAACCTCTCGTGAGGTCTCAATAAATTCTTTTACTCGCTCGCCTGCGGATATTTGCTTATTCTGTTTTACTTTTTTTACATTTATTTTATCATAAACTCTTTTGAGTTTTTCGGCGTCATCACATCCACAAACCTCGCACTGTTCTATTGATTCCTTCATTCCATGAAAGGTTTGAAAAGTGGTTTTACAGTGCAAGCATTTGTAGGAGTAGCGGGGCACTTTTAATTATCCTGTTGGGTTAGTACGTCTTCAATATTAAATGTAGGTGGGTTGGTTACAACAAGTTCGCCTGCCTTGGTTCCCCAGCGTTTCGTGTTCTCATCTTTCGTGAAATCAAAAGATTCTAATACAGGAATGATATCAGTTTGTTCTAATAAACTTTTTTGTAATGCCAACATAATAGCACTCATTGCTTGACTACTCAGTCTCATTTTTGTCTCCTAGTGTTTCTGTTACTTTTAAAACATCGTCTATAACATTATTATAACATAAATTGATACTTTGTTCAGAGAAATTTTCACTTATAAAATTTTGATGCGCTTTTGCTTGCTTTTTATATTTGCTTATATTGTTATAAACTTCTCTCATTTGCGAGCGAACAGCAGTGGTTTTAGGAAAACACCATCTACTATCTGCCTCCAATACACCTTCCCAAACTTGATGCTCTTCTAGTTCCTTTTCCTCGTATTCCAACTCTATAAATGAATCGCCTGAGAAGTCTCTAATCCCGCCCCAGTTGGGCGCAATAACTGGAACGCCATATTGTGCTGCCTCAAATACAGGAAGTCCAAAACCTTCTCCATGTGAGGTTGTAATATAGGCAGAGATATTTTTACTTTTATAAAGCGATACCATCTCACCATCAGACAGAGAACCGTGAAAAAGATAAACTTTGCATTTTCTATTTTGCGTCGAGTGATTTAATAACAACTGTAAACGCTCTCTAGTCTGTTCCCTATCAATATGAGAACCGCCTGCGATGCCTGTCTTTATAATGAGACCAACTTCTTCATTTTGGAACTCTTGAATAAATGAAGAGATAGTTTGTTCTAAATTTTTTCTTGGATTCCATTGCGCTACAGTTAAAAAGTTAAAATCTGTCTCTAAATTAAAATCAACTTTTTTTGATTTTATAACTCTTGCTGGAAAATTAATAATTTCTACAATCCCTTGCACGTTTTCAGAAAAACACTCTTTCGAGTGTTGTGAAGGTACAATAACCCTATCCATTTCCAAGCAGGCAGTGTTCCAATCTTCAGGTGCTGATGTGGTTTCTACACCTGCCGTGATACCAATATTGTATTCACATAATTTTTGCCACTCGGAGGGAAGTTGCACTTGAACGGATGTTGAAAAATCACGAACGCCAGATTGTATCACCCTGGCAGTATTCATAATTGTATTGTCAATCCATTCTCGTTCTTCCGTATCTTCTGCAATCCAACCAGAATGACCCCAACCGACGTTCAGTAAATAAACTTCATTTCTGTCGTCAGAACGAAGTGCTCGTAGAACTGTGCGGCAATGTTCGCCATAACCAGAGCGAGATAATGCTGGTCCTCTTACAAGAATTTTTCTTTTATTCATAGTTCAATAATCTCCCAGTTTTGATGCTTTCTATTCTTCCAAGAACCGCCTGTCTTGTGAAGTTGGGTAAGTGCTTTCGCCCATTGTTCAGAAAAGTTTTTACTATTATATTTTTTTACGATGTGATTATATCCAAGTTGACCTAAACGAGTTCTATCCTCTTTCGACAAAGAACAAAACTCTTTCAGCGCTTTTATAAAATCCTCCTTGCTTATTCTATCTTGATAAATATAAGGGACTTGTTGTGAACCAATTATTGTCTTTGTGCTCGGTTCAATCCCGATGCCAAATGTAATCTTGCCGTCGGTGACCTGCTCTTTTAACCCACCAGTCTTGTTAACAATAATTGGAGTGCCACAAGCAAGAGACTCAAGCGTAGATAATCCAAAACCTTCTGCATCTGAAATATTAATTGTACAGTCTGACGAATTGTAAAGCATTGACATCTTCTCTTGGTCATATTTCAAAGGTGAAAGCATAATTTCTCCGTTGTCCAGACCTAGTGCGTTGATACTTGATTGCAAATCAGCGCCTGTCTGTTCTTCTGGGTTAGTGTGCATAAGAAGTGCTGCTTTATCATGTCCAACTTCATCTAAAAATTCTTTAAACCACCACATAAGAGTCGTAGCATTCTTGCGCTGTGTGTTTCTATTGTTCCAAAAGAAAATAACTTTATCATCATCTCCGAAATGTTCTTTGCGGAATTGTGATACTTCTTCTTCTGGTAAGATTTTATAAACACTCTCATCAATCGTATGAGGGATACGGATATGCTTTGCTGTTGTTCCAACTTCATTTACCATCTCCTCTGTTAGTTTAGAAATGGAGACTACTAAGTCGTTTGAGTCGTAAAACTTTTTATTATATTTTGGTGCGGGTCCGTTATCCCACACATGATAATAACAAATAGGAACCTGTGCCCTTATCTCGTCTTCGATTTTCCATAACCATTGCCAATAACGAGGGTCGGTCATAATCCACATAATGTCAGGTTTCTCTGTTCTAAGTATTGAGCGTACAACCTCTTGACTTCCATATCCTTCAACAGGAAATATCTTCCAGGCATCGCCGTATTGTTCTGTTTTAACGGGCGACATGTCTCTATGTTTAATCGCACCCGCCAATGATATAAATTCAAACTTGTCGGTCTTCAGCATTGCCTCAATAAACATTTTGGTTTGTATAGCGACACCTGTTGAAAACAAAGGATGGTCGGATAAGGTCAGTACTTTAATTTTTTTATTTTTTGTCATTCTTTCTCCTATGGACAATGTTCGGTGTTCTTAAATTCACATCTATTACATGCCAGTTTATTTTTAATAAATTTTCCACTCTGAATATTATAAAGTGCTCTATCCAGAAGTTCTAAAGCATTGGACATTTTTCTCTTGCCGCTAGTGACTCTAAAGACTTCTACTAAATCTTTTTTTGCTGTTCTTTTAAGGAGTGCAAAATGTGTTTCGATATCCTCAAGAGGAATGTTGTGCTTTTGATTATAAAAATGTTTATAATAAGTTAATTGATATGTTGTCATTGGGTCTGATTTCTTTTGAGTATTCCAACCCCAGGAGCAGGTTTTCCAATCGATGACGTGATATTTGTTATCAGATGTCTTAATTACCAAATCGATAAACCCTTTGAAATTGTAGTCTTCAAAATTTTCAATTGACTCGTATAAGTCTTCTTCTGTTGACACAACTTCAAAATCTCCGAAATGTGACTTTAATGCTGGCATTGCAATAACAGACAACCTCTTGCCCTGGGTTCTCATCTGTTCTACATCTTTTAATTTAATATCTTTGCGGACATGTTCTGGTAGATTTTTAAGTTCTCTAAGAAATGCTGTCTCAAAAAGATTTTCTTCATCAGAGAAATTTGGTTCTTCTGCTTTCTTTTCACACACCTCGTGGAGGGCAGTCCCAAATGCTGTGTAATGATTTCCTACAAAACCCTTTATCTTATCAACATAAGTTATCTTATAATAATAAGGACACTGATTCCAGTTCTTGAGTGCTGAAAAAGATATATGCGACATACAAACCTCTACTCTTTATTACTCTATATTATTGCATAAAAAGCAGGTTTCGTCAAGTATTAATTGTTTATTTATTTCTTTGGTGTATTAGTCTTTCTTCTTGTTCTGGGTTTTCTTGTATTGGTCCTACGAACAGGTGGTTTATCTTCTTCCTCCAGTTCAAAAACTGGAAGTTCAGATGCTCCATAACTTTCTGTCAAGTCGGTCATAGTGATATCGTCAATCTCTAGTTCTCTAGTAATCAAGTCAAAAATAAAAAGATTCTCTGTCTGGGTTTTTAAATCTCCAGCGTTTATCTTACCTCTTCTAAGTTCTCTTCTGACATCTGATTCAGTAATGATTACACTTGGTTTTTTGTTAATGTGTGCAAAAATCTTTTTTTTACTTTTTATAATATCAATGTTTAAAATAAATTTCTTTTTCATATTATTCTCCTATTTCAGATATTTTTCTCAACTTAATAAATAGTTGAGGGCAAAGTTCCCTTACATAAGACAAATTTGACTGTACGAAATAGTACTCAAATGCAGTGGCAAAATATTCAGACACCGATACTGAAGCATATGGTGATAAAAACAATCCTTGACTAAAAGGTGTAACCTTATCATACCCTAACTGGTAGAATAGAAATTCATCAAATAATTTAGAATATTCTGTTTCATACCGAATTCTATTCGGGACCCTGACTCCGTTTGCTTGAAGCAAATCTAAAAATCTTTTTTTCTTTCCAAGATATTCCTTCTCAATAAGGTCGTCTCCATAGATTTCATAATGATAAGATTTTTCTACAGAGTGTGCGATTTCATGAATGATATCTTCAAATAATTGTTCTTCTGATGGTTGTTCGTTTGTTGCATATACAGCACCGTCCATGAACGCTGCACGAACACCTCTATCTTTCAATTCATTGAACTGACCGATTATTATCATATCAACTTCATGAAATAGGTGTTGAGGTATTGTCTCCTCAAGGTCCATAATAACATTAGTTAAATTAATCTCTTGTGAAAGCGGGTCTTTAACAAAAACATTGATTGTTCCAAAGATGGTATATTCTTTTCGTTCTCTCATAACACTTTTGTGTGATTTTGTGATGTAGTTTTTCATAAGATTATAATAACATAAAAGTTAGAGAATTTTAGCACCTAATGTTGCTATAGCAGAACGCTCGCCCTTCTTTAAAGTGACGTGCCCTGTTATCTCGTGCTCTTTCATTTTTTCGACAGCGTAAGTTAAACCATTGGTTCTTTCATCGATATAGATGTTATCTATTTGCTCGACGTCGCCAGTAAGAATAAGTTTGGTTCCCTCGCCGACACGAGTTACAATAGTTTTGAGTTCGTGCTTTGTAAGGTTCTGTGCTTCATCAATTATGATAAAGGCATTAGCAATAGAACGCCCTCTAATGTAGGTAAGTGCCTCAACCTCTATTTTGCCCATATCCATATATTCCTGAAGAGTGGCAGAATCATCAACCATAAGAAACTTAAGATTATCCTGAATTGGTTTTAACCAAGGTTCCATTTTCTCTTCCATTGTTCCTGGTAAGAAACCAATATCTTTTCCAAGAGGTTCAACTGGACGAGAGACAATCAATCTTGTATAGATAGATTTCTGGGTACTCATACTGTGGTCGTCAAGAGTCTGCTGAAGACCTGCGGCGATGGCACACAAAGTTTTACCAGAACCTGCTTTACCAACCAGTGTTATGAGTGATATAGAAGGGTCCATTAGAAGGTCAAGAGCATACGTCTGCTCCTTGTTTCGAGGTTTTATGCCCCATACTACCCTTTTGTTTGGAATTTTTAAAAGTGGCGTGTTATAATTCTTAAATCTTGCAAGTGCAGTCTTCTTTTCATTTATCTCAGAAGTCATTACAAGAAACTCATTTCCGTTTAAAGGCATCTCATTTTCTTCTGGTAAAGGTGCGTAGATATGCTCTCCTAAATAAAAATCATCGATGTCTTTATCTCTCATAATAAAATCTGTATATCCAGAGTAAATCTCGTCAAGAGATTCAATAATTTGACTCGCCTGATAATCGTCAGTCAAAAGACCGATAGAATCACACTTAACTCTCAGATTGATATCCCGAGATACAAGAGTTACCTTGCAATCAGGATTTTCTTTTTTTACAGTAAGTGCTGTGGCGATGATTTGATTGTCTGGGTCGTTTTTATCCCAGTCAATAGGTAATAATTCCGCATCATACCCCCTGGCAGTTACAGTACCATAACCCTCGCCCATTGATACACCCTCGTGTAATGAACCAATCTCCCTAAGTTCATCAAGTGTTCTTATAATATTTCTCGCATTAGAACCAACTGAATCTTGACGTTTTTTATGTTTGTCAATTTCTTCTAGAACTTTAAAGGGTATGATAATATCATTATCTTCGAATGCCTTTAAAGAGGAGAAGTCGGTGAGGTAAACACTGGTGTCAATAACAAATATTTTCTTCGACATATTGTTCCTTTCGTATCAATAAATAGGTCTTTTACTTTTTTATTCATTTTCCCCTATTTACTTATAGAGCGCACAGGAGGGTGACCTTTATGATAAGAAAACTTTTTTTGCTTATGCTTGTTGGACTTGTAGGAGGTTGTACTTCTCTAGTGAAACACCCGACTACAATAAAAAATTCTTTTGTCCAAATAAATAAGTCAGTAAAAATTGAAGTTTGCGGGCAGACCGCACAGAAAACAAACGAATGCAAAGAACTATTAAATATGAAATCGACAGGTTCAGGGGCAATTGTCTGGAATGAATTTATTCCTGGTAAACCTCCGAGGACCCTTGTCCTTACGGCAGACCATATTTGCGAGAACGAAGAATATTCTCTAAAAGACTTTGATAGAAAAGTTTTTTCACATATAAGAGATAATCTTAAGTTTAAAGGAGAAGTAGAGATAATAACAAAACCTAGTATGTTAGTTGTTAATGCTTATGGACAAAAGTTCAAAGTAAAAGAATTCCCTTGGGTTAGAAACGTTTCTGCCGACACCTGTATTGTTGAGACGTCTATTAATGCCCCAAAACTGGAAGTAGGGGCAGTTCCTCAATATGGAGATAAAGTTTATAATATTGCAGCACCGAAAGGCATTTACAATCCAAGTTCAACAGGGGGTGGAGTGTTTTTTACAGAAGGGTTGTATAATGGAGAATTCATAATTCAGTCTGGGAAAGCAGGTAGATTATTTTCAATGTATAATCTTAGTGCTGCGCCTGGTTCGAGTGGTTCTCCGATTGTCAATAAGAACGGAGAGATTGTAGGCATGATTCATTCAATTGATTCAAGATACTGCAATTTGATTACTGGACAGTGCAACAGTCCTATTAGTTATAGTGCCACCCTGGAACAAGTTAGAGGTACACTTTTAGAAGCGCTTGCTGCAATTAAGCGAGGTGAAGCAGTTGTCTTTGATTATAAAAAAGTAAATCAGTAACAATAAGGTTCTATATATTTCTTCCAACACTCATCAACATTTTGCACTATATTGACGAACATCTTTGCGGAAGGTGTTCTTGGAGGGTTTGTTGGAAACATATTTGCTTCCCTTGGTAATTTGTCTGCTTTCTTTTGATTACATTTTCGACAAGCAGTGACAATATTTTCCCATGTCTTTGGACCACCTGCTGATTTTGGAGTAACATGGTCTATTGTTAACTCACCCTTTGTGAACCTATTATCACAATATTGACATATATAATTGTCTCTTAGAAAAAGATTTTTTCTTGTAACTCTGAGATTTACTCTTGCTTTTTTAACATATCGGTTTATTGCTATGACGGAAGGAACTTGGAATTTTTCATTGACTGAATGGACAAAATGATTTTCTTTATACTCAACTACATTTGCTCGCCCAGAGAGAACCATATTAAATGCTTCAGTCCAGTCAATAACTTGAATAGGTCGGTATGAACTATCTAACTTTAATACCTTCCAATTGTTCAAAATTCTCCTTCCGAGAAATGTTTCTGAATTTGTTCCTCTAGAAGTTCAACATAACCATCAACGTTCTTTTTATTATTGGGACTATATGTCCACATAAGTTCGTTGTTCTTTGTTCTATCTTCTAAATACCGCTTCGGATGTTCGTTAATTGCTTCTGCTAGTGCATCAGCGCCTGCATGTACATCAAACCCTGAGTAATAATAACCATGTTCTTCAAAAGTATCACTATTATGTACAAAAGGTAAATTAAGATACATTGCCTCTAATTGAAGATAATTTAATTCATTGCACCACTGGTGAGAGACTATCGTACCTGCATACCCCTTATGAAGCAAGAAGTTAAGTGCCCATCTACCCTCAAAAGACATCTTCTTATCCTTCACTAAGTTAAATCTGCTACAATATCTCTGAAAATTCTTTTTATCTTTTAATTTCGAAGAACCTACATTGAATACGTTTTCAATCATATCTGAGTCTCTATCATATAATTCTTCTGAGATTAACATAGGAATAAAACAAGTTTTAACCATATAAAGGTTTGATTCCATTATTGCAATATTCTTTAAATTTACATGGTCTCCGAAATAGGGATTATACCCAGCATTCATGTAAGATTTAGTGATGATTTCTGGTGACCAAATATAGGGACAAATACTAACTGGTGCTTTTGCTAAAGTTTGAAGTGCGTTTTTTGTTCTTTCAAAATGAGGAGACGTCCAATAGAAGTCTACGTCTGGCATTGTAAACCCAGCCTCTCCAGGACCTCCATATACCATTGTGCCCATATCAATAAGAATTTTATTTCCATATTCACAAGAACCTACAATACCTCCATTCCCTCTGAGAATCTTCCTACACGTATCAGAAAGAGAATTAGCACACTGAATAATAATATTATAATTTTGTATTGTTAAAGTATCTAATTTTTTAATCTCTACACCTAATAATTTATTTCCATGATGCTTATCAGACTCTGAGACAAGATGTATATCATATCCTACACCTTTTAATAATCTATAAAGAAACCAGACATTAGACTTAAGTCCGTTCCCAAAAAGATTTTCATCACATTGAGATGTGATACCAATTTTTATATGCTTACTTATTTTCAAGTCTCTACCCTCGCTAAAACTATTAGTAAGTAGAAACTCAGAGGATTAATGGAATGATTCTTAAATGGTTATTTGAAGAGTAATAGACTTATTTACTCAGACTCAGACTTGAGTTTTTTCTTCTTAGGATATATTTCTTACTTAATTAATATATACTGTAAAATAAGTCTTGTTAAGTTCTTTTTTTAAAATAATGAAAAAGTCCATAATTTTTAAGGGTTTCCCGAAGGTTGGAATATTTGATTCCAAGGAATCTTGCAGCATCTCGTCGGGTTGCAGATGCAGAAATTGCAGTCCTGAGAACTGCGTCCTTGATTATCATTGGAAGGTTTTTCCAAATAGGAAGACCGTACATCTTGCCATCCATTTCTCTTGTGGCGAGTTCTAATTTCAAAGAAATGACTTCTTCGAGACTCAGCGCCGATAACTGAATCTCAAAGAGTTCATTTATTTTGTTTTCATCTTTTAATTGCTTTGAGACAGAATAAGTTTTATAAGGTCGTTCGTTGTGCAACTAAACCTCGATTAGTCGTCAGCAGGGTCAAGTGGGTCTGCACCTGCATCAACCTCGGCACCGTCATCAGTCCCGCCTGCATCTGTATCAGCATCAACTGGGTCTGTACTCTTTGCTTCTTCAGTTTCGCCAGCACTCTGTAGAATATTGCCAGCAGCAACGCCGTCTGTAAGACCTGCCTTGATTGCTTCTTTACGACCTGCGTCGTCTGTTGCCAAGTTGTCCTGGTCTGGGTCGATAATCCAAGTAAGTAAATCATCATCATCGATTGTACCAGCAGCAACACCTGCTTTGAGTGCTGCAATTGCCGCAGCATCTGTTGCGTAAGTACCAGCAGCAACGTCAAGTTTTAATTTCTGCTTAATACCTTTCTTAATTCTTCTCTGTTTTGACATTTGAATGTCCTCCAATATTAAAAATAACTGTTATAAATAGTCAGTAGGAAACAAAAAGTTATAGTTCTAACTCTTCTTCTCCGCCTAGTTCTGCTTCGTCCTCGATATCATCTTTCTCTTCTTCATACTCATCGGTAGTAGGTTCTGTAATGTCAGGGTCGAGTTCATTTTCAAATTTATCAAAATACAATTTTATATTTGTGATAAGGTAATCATAAAAAAGTTTTTGGTCCTCTTCATTATTTAATAAAGAATAAGCATCGATAATCTGTTTCTCGATTTTATCGAAGGTCGCCTGTGCGAAATTCGCACCAGTTTTATCTTCATCGCCGAGATTTTCGAAATTACCTTCTTCTTCCTCTTTTTCTTTTTTGTCTGCATCAATATCAATAAAAGCATCGTCGTCTTCTGGTTTCTCTCCGATTTCAACTTCTATTTCATTAATATCTTCAATCTCACTGATACCAATAAATTTATCGTCTTCTTCACCTGCTTCTTTATTTGCCATAACAGGTGCAAGTGCATTTTCAGTAGCAACGATAATATGAGCAGAAAAAGATTTTCTTTGTTTAACATCTGTCGTGAGCATTTTATAATCTGCTTCTAATACAGGAACAACCTTCTTTAAAAGGTCTTCAAGAACATTAATTCCAGTCGACCGATGCTGGACCTTTTCTGTGGATGATTCTTTCAGTAGTTTACGAATAATGTTTCTAAGTTCATATTCTTCCCAAATATTCGATTGTTTTTTATTTTTCGCTCGTACTTTAATCGCTCTTTTAATAAAGTTACGAAGTTTAAGTTCCTGAATCATTTCATTTCTATTAATCATTTTTATTCCTCAAACGTTATAAGTTTTTTGTTTGCCACCACCGAAATTATCTGTCTTAAAATCATCTTTTCTCATAACAGTAATAATCTTCATAGTGTCTGGACCTTTTTTCATTTCCAAAGCACCAACTAAATTTAAAGCAGGTGTTTTTGCGTTTGCTTTATGTCGAATAACAAACGCCTCGCCGTTTGCTACCTCGCCATTAGCATAGTCTTGTATAACTAGTCCCAAACCTCGTTCTGCTGCCTGTAGGATAGCATCCTTGGAGATTGTTTTACCTTTTCCGTGTCGGAAACGTCGTTCTTCGCCGTGTTTGGAAGGTTCAAGGTCCATATCCTCTACATCGATAATAATCTTCATCTTTCCTACATTGACAACGCTTGGACCACCGCCGTCAATCTTGCCATAAGACTCATTAACTGATTCGATAGACATTTCATCTACTGGTGCCTTGTAGGTTGTTTTCGGAAATTCTTTCATAAGTGAAATCAAATCTAAAATAGGAGTGTCAATTATAACAACGTCAAGTCTATTTTCTGGATTTAATTCTCGAAGAGCGTACCACCTATGATGACCATCGATAAGATATTCATCACTAGAAACCATAACAGGTTTTCCAGTAGATAAATTAATTTCTCCTGAATTATGCTTTTCTGCCATTGAATCAGTTTTATCTAAATTAATTTCTTTCTGAATAGGGGTGAGTTCTCCGACCCGCATCGAGGTCTCTAAAGAATCAACTTCTTTTTCGTCCAACCATTTAATAAATTCTGAAACATCCGTAGATTTGATTTGAGGTAGTTGCATTCTTGGTAACCTCATGCCAAAATCTAAATTAATAATCCCTCTTTCCGTCGGTTCTTCCGACTCTTCACTGATAACCTCTTTTGTTTCTTCTTCACTACTTTCGTTGGTAGTGACATTGACATCATTGCCATTTACGGAAACATTAACAACAGTTTTCGTTGTTACCTCAACCTCGGTATTAGATTCACCCCCTTTCTTATTGGATTTTTCTGTTTCGGATTCTTCATCCTCGGTTGAGTCGTCTTCATCGGACCTTTGAGGTCCCCCAAGTTGTCCACCAGGGACAAGATTGTTATCAATGCTAATTGCTTCGTCAATCATCTCAAAAAGTGCCTCTTGAAAAGCATTATTTTCCTCATCGATGACTTGACTTGTAAGTTCTTCCCAAAGTTCCATAGCAGAACCACCAGAAAGAGGAACCATTTTTTTGAATGTTTCAAAATCGCCGTTTGCAACTGCTAAACCTAGTTTAGTACCACTTGCACCCGTGTCGGACATTGAACCATCCACCATTTCTGCCCTAACAGACAAATTATTCTTTTCAATGAACTGCTGCATGCGAGAAAACCTTGGGTCTTCTACGTCTTTCTCACCTTTTGACACTAAAACAGTTGTTCCAGCAGGAAATTCTTTTAACATTTCGTATGTATCAACGATTGGAGAGGGAAATGAGGACACATTTACTATAATTTTGCCCTTATAACCGTTTTCATTAATATATTTATTCCAAATCTTCTCAGATGTCTCTGGCATAACAACAAAAAGACCTTTTTCAGTCTCTCTCTTGACTCCTCGCTTGGAAATAATAACAAAAACCTTGTCAGCACCGTAAGAATCAATCATTTCTTTGGCACCAAGGAAGTGTCCTGTATGAGGTGGTTTAAATTTACCTGGAAATAAACCTATTCTCTGGGTTTCTTCTTGGTTTTCATTTAAATCTCCACCTTTTTTCTTTTCCCAAGGCAAAAGACCCATAATCTGGTTAACGGGAGCGAAAGAACCTGTTAACTTGTATGTATGACCGTCATAGGCGAATACAAAACCTTCCATTGAGGACGAAATCTTGTCCAAACTCTTTAATTTTCCCAATCCTGCTTTAAGTTTTTGGGTTTTTGTATCATCACCCTCTGCTTCAATGTCTGTGATTGCCTGTTCTAGTCTGTCGGCGATGCGATTTATCTCGTCTTTGTGGGAAAGAACGAACCTAGACTTCAATCCGTCAAGCATAGCAACAGCAAAATCGTGTACAATGTCCTCAAGAGGAAAAATAATTTCTTTTCTAACTCGCTTTTGGTCTTTGATAAAGTCTCGGACTGCTGATTTGACCGAAGGGTCGCTAATTCGCTTATATATTTGTGTAGCAGTCGTGCCTTTTACCCCAAACATACGCTGCATAATCATCTTTTTGGTATCTTCATCTAAGTCTGGGAACATTCTTTCGATAAGAGCATCCAATTTAGATATAATATACTCACCAACTGTAGCACCTGTACCTACATTTGATGTGGAGAGTAATTGTTTTAGTCTACTCGTCGCAGAGTTTAATGCCTCATCACCGTCTAATGCACGCAATCTCTCGACTGCCTTCATCTCTATCCCGAAAGCACCCTCTTTATCTGACTTTTGAACTGACTTAAGGGCATTCCCCAAGAGAGTTGCTTCATCGGAGACATCTCTATCTGTGACTTTACCTGATTCTCTGTCATATTCCCCGTGTCCATCTCTGTGAATAATGAGACTCTTTGAATTGTAGTTAATAATATTCGGATTCTCGGGGTCCATTACTTCTGCGTTGTAAAAGATATTAGCATCAGGACCGAATACTTTAAGTTTGACTTCGTCTGACATCTGCGTAACTGCATCGACGAATGCCTCAAAAGCACCATTAAATGCCTTTTCTAGTGTACCACGTCCAGCAAACTTGGCAGCGAGCGCCTCGGCGTCCATGCCACCTTTCTTAACATTGCCAACATTACGTGCTGCCTTTGCTTTGCCGTCTTTGACGGAATAAGAAACAAATAAGTTTTGACCATCAAGTTTTTCACCACCAGTGATTTCACCGTTGGAGGCAGCAGTCATAATTTTTATCATATCTGTGAATGATAAGTCTGTATTATCGTAGAGATGGTCTACGTGTCCACCTAATCCACCCATTTACTTTTCCTTCTTCTCTATATTATTATTTTCTTCAAGAATACGAAGTTGCTCTTCGAGAGTTTCTATTCTCTCATTTGCTTTTCTAAGATGTCTTTTGATTTCTTTTAGATTATGTTTTGCAAGTTCAACTCTTCTGTTATCTCGGAGTGAACCAGTTCGAATAGAGGTTAGTGCCTCGTCAATGGATTGGACGAGTGCTTGCCAATTAACTTGTTGTTTGCCTTCGCTCACAATAAACTTCCTCGTCATTCTTCTTAAATCTATCATAAACGTTCCTCCAGGTCAAGTAAAAAAATGAAAATTATCAACTATAATTAGTCTTTAGGAGGATAAAGGGAGAATAAATTATGTGGAGGAACTATAAGGTTTATTGCTACCTCTCGGTTTTGCCTTCTTTCTTGTAACTGAAATTGGTACTTGCTCCAGGTTGGGAATATGAGTCAAGTCAAATTCGACGCCTCTCTTAATGGACCGAAGTGATTCTCTTGTCAAATCTTTCTCAGCGAGCATTTTTCTTTTTCTGTTTTTTCTATCTGTGTCAACAACGGAAATTAATGTGTTAGATGCACCTCTGGACGACACAGTTTGTGATAACCCATTTCCAACAACTTCACTCTCAATAACTGTGATGATTGCTATATTTGTTTTATAATCATCTTCCATTTTGTCATAATCCCATATATAAGAAAAATCATACTCTTCCCCCAGTGTATCATCATTGGGATAAGAATATTCTATTCTATCTATAAGATTCCAAGTATCAGTATCTACTTGCTTTTCTTTATAAAATTTTGATTTTTTATTTTTTGGTCTCATAATATTAATCTTTTGTTTCTGCTCATCCGTTTCATCAAAAAACCAATATATATCAAAATAGATTTTTGCACCGATACTTCTAAGTGTGTTTACATCCTCATTATAAACGTGCTTCCATAAAAGTTCAATTGAGTGCTCACTGTTATGATTATATGTCAAATCTTTGACACCATTATTTCCTATAGGAAACTCATCTGGCAAAAGAAACGTGGAAATCTTTTTATCAGTAACTTCTATGATAGACTCATCTGCTGGATTGGCACCTTCATGATATGCAAAACAAGGAGTGAGTTCATATTCAAATGAATATGGTTTGCTTGAATCTAAACCACTGTTGTTTGCTGTATACGGAGTAATATTACTCAGAACATCTGTCCAAGATATTTTCCATAAGTCAGAAGAATGACTCGTTCTCGTTACGTTAGGACCGTATATATCAACAACTTCACTGTGGTTTATATCGAATACCTCGCCGCCCTGTCTGACTTTTCTTACAATCTTTATTTTTTCCTTAGAATAATCGAATACTTGCGTTCTGTTTTTTAACTCTTCTTTATTATAAAACCAAAATATTTCGTTTACAAAACTAGTATCTCCAACAACCTTGTCTTGATTCAAAAAAGAATCAACATCAAGTTCATCAAATGATGGAATAATTAAATCTTTATAATTCACACTTAAGGTTGTTTCCCTATTTACATGAGAATATACGGAACCAGCAAGGTTACTAGTCCGTCTAGTATAAGATTTAACCTGGGTTTGAGGTCTTATAATAATTTCCAAATCTTGCATCGGGTCATAAGAATTGTTGTTAAGTGAAGTTAATAAATTGAAAGAAGAGTTCACAGTGCTTGCGACTGTTGATTCACTGCCGCTAGAAGAAGAAACTTTAAATGAACTGCCTCCACTGTTTTTCAATTCATATCTAACGCTAGGTTTAATTTTTGACCTAGAATAGGGTTTACTGTTTTCGGATTCAAGTTCGTAGTCAAAAGACCAATTAACCTGAGTGGAAGAATCATCAGCACTTGCAGAGAAATTAGAAGCAATAGATATAACTTCCAGAGCATTATTTTTCGACCACAAGTTATCAGAACTTGTGATTGGGACAATAATATCCCAGGTAGATATATCGTTGAAAACCGCTCTCGGCGTAGCACTTGGGACAAGTTCAGTACCTGCTTCCGAGTCACTAGTGTCAACTTTGGTATCTCCATCATATGTAAATAATAAATCTTCAACGTAGACAAGCAATTGATAATTTACATGGTTTTGAGGGTTTATAACTGGAGTAAAGGTCCAATCGACTGCTGAATCATCTATATCTAAATCAAACGTAAAATAATAATCTCCATTTTCATCTTGTGTGAAATCTCTGACCTTATAGTTAGAAGTCTGTCTAAATTCTTCTTTCTTCGCATCATCTACACTATTTGCAGGAATTATATCACCACTGGATTGTATATAAGAACCACTTGTTGTGCGAACGATATTAGAAGTATCTTTATGCGATATCTTCAAACCAAAAGAAAAGTAAGGTTCTGCATTTGTAAAATAATTATCAAAATCTATAGGAACTTTGAAGGAGACTCTCTTTCCACTAAGAGCATATGTTCCTGGAACATCAGTAAATTCGACATCAAATGGAACAACAGTTGTATTCGGATAATTCGCAATATCGTTCATGGTAACATTATTCATTTGAAAAGTACGTGAAGAACCAGAATAACTGTAAGCAAACGTTGGCGCAGATGTATTTAAATTATTATTGTTGAAAGTATTAACATAATTATTCGGACCCGCTGACGGATGAAGGGAAAAGTTGTTACTAAAATCTTCTTGAAGAATCATTGTTATATTAGAAGAATAGTTTGCTTCTAGTGGAATTTTTGAAACTAAAGGAATACTGTTTGTGTTAAAGAATGCGGCAGTACTAGTAGTGGTCTTAGTCAAATTTAACATCGCAGAGTCAAGGGTACCTACTACTTCTTCTTCTATGGTAATAGTAAAATCCCACTCAGGGTTATTGTCTATATAATTGGCATCTAGTCCACCAACTTTATCAAATGAAAATACAATTTGACCGTCACCATTGGCATCAAAATTGTGTGCCATAGTATCTAGAACTTTTGGAAACCTGTGATATATTTTATCATATGATTTACTCTCGATATCACCAGATACTAAATTATTAGATTGCCCTCGATTCATACTATAATCTGCTCCAAGAGTTAAAGGGTAAGTTCCGTCAACTGTAGAAGTATTTGTATTTACGTTTTTTGTTGTAGGTAATGTTATATATTGCCAATTATTTGATTCATCCCCAGTCAACGTCAGCGTCGTAATTTTTCCATCTAACACAAATGAAAGATTGATAGTTTCATCGGCAGAAAGAAAACCAGCAGTTATCTTGGGTTTAAATTGAATTGCAATATGTTCACCACCACCTGGTGCGACAAGTGGACCGCCCAATGATGAAAATTGAATTTCTATCTTGGGTTCTGCGGACATTGCGACTGCCTTTGAAACAGTCTGTACTATGCTCGAACCCACCTTCGCATCGATTTGACAAGTCAGAATATGATTAACTGTTGCAATATCATCATATAATTGCGCTATTGAAATATTATTAGGAGTGGAATTATTTACATTTGCACTACCGAAAGAAATAAAAGAGGTAGATTGAGCATTGGTGTCGCTTCTTGTAAATGTAATGTTAAAACCATCTGGATTTTGCGTGGAAGTAGAGGAAACAAGACCTCTGATATTTAAATCAAGCGACTTGGAATTTGCTGTATTTGTCGCTAATGTTGCAGTGGTTGTATTCGTATTTATTCTCCACGAAGCACTTGACGTAACTTCTTTTACTGCGGCGTCGCCAAATGTAACGACTCCACCGCCGTTATCAATATATGCCCCTTGGATATGGACATCGTATTCAACAGTATCATAAATATTAATCATAGAAATAGGATTGCCAGAACGATTTGTTAAATCAGAGAGATAAAAATAAAAATCTTCGGTAAGGTCCGATGCTACTGCACCCGTCGTATCCAGTTTAGTTGGTGTTAATATTATTCTATGGTTATAACTACCGCTGAGACTTGTGCCACTAGCGGTCTCTGCTCTTCTTACAAGAACTCTTATTTTAGGAACAACATCTGTGAGATTGGTCCTTGCAACTGTGACTTTAATTCTTCTGTCATTATACGTGCTACTATGAACAGTTGCACTAGTATTTATAGCGTGTAAATCCCAATCTAGAGCAGGTATTGTTAGGATACCCGCTTTACCATTCCCGACTGTGGTGGTTTCGTCTTCCCTGAGAGCGTTTAAATCCCAAGCAACATCATTAGATTGCCATCTATTCCCAGAAATGATATCTGAGATATCCAAAAAGTTACCATTTACAGAATCTACGTATCTTGAAAATTCTACTGTTGTAAATTCAGAACCTTGTAAGATAAACTCTTTTCTTCCTGATTCCGCAGTACCACTATAAAGAGTATTTGTGTCGTTCCAAACTCTAAGTCTAAACTTCTTAGCAACATTGGTGGTATCATTCGAAGCAGTTCCTTTTACAAGTAATCTAGTATATTCCAACCTGTTTCCAAGATTTGGGTCATTCGCAGGTAATGTAACAGAATGTGTCGCAAAGGTCCAGGTCCAAGCAGGGACTGTGATAGACTTATTTATTTCAGACTTTAGCGTAGCAGTTGTATTAGGCGAAGCAAGTCCATAAGCATATGCTTTAAGATTACACGTAACTGAAGTTGATGTATATCTATCGGTTAATAAACTTGCAATATCAAGACCAGCATTATTTTCATCGTTAACAAAATCTTGACTAGTGCCTGTGCCGTACCATGCACTGTTACCATTGCTAGGTAAAGTATATACTATTTCGTTTCCAAGAGAATCAGAAGCGGTTAACGTAATATAATCATAAGCATCGTTAGTTTTGTCACCACTTGACGACCGCACCTCGACTTTTAAAAGATAACTTGCTTCAAGTTGCCCTTCCTGAAATATGGCAGTTCCCTGACCGAAAATAAACTTATATCCTGTATAGGGATAAGACTCGTCCTGATAGTCCATACTAGTGCCTGCGTCATCTAAAGGTCTAAGTCTTGCCCAAATTGTACTGTCTCCAAAAGCACCAACGCCTGCCAAATCTGTTAAATATACTTTATCATAACTGTCGGTCGACGATTGAAAATTTGCAAAACTTGTTGCTTTAATAAAATCAGTTCTGGCGATGTCTGCTGAATTACTGCTCGTACCTGTCGTGAAAAAAGTACCTAAATGATTTGCCCCAGTGATACTTGTTTTATATAAGTCCATCCTAAAGAATGCAGCACGACCAGTAGTGGGGTTTTTAGAGAAAGTTGCTTTAACGTATCTGGCACCAGTATTTCCAGTTCCTTCAACAATAATAGAAGAGTCAACTGACAAGTCTGCTGCTTCTCGACCAAAGTTGGTGCTGACTTCTATATCTCCACTATCTGCGCTAGATATTACTTGTTCCAAGTTATTAAGTGCCTGTACAATAACATTTACTTGATATCCAGCATTATCGTAAATACTAGGGATTCTGGCATTAAGTGTTCCAGAGGGAACAACACTGTTAAGGTCTCTATAGAAAACACCATTAAACGAGGTTAATCCATTAAACGTACTAAAGGTGCCAGGTATTTTATAAATATCGGTATTTAGTACAGCACCGTTTCGTTTGGTGGTAAACCAAATCTTAAACCAATGGGCACTGGCGCTCAAATGGTCTGCATAAATAACAAGACTGTTCTGAGTCCAGGTGCTATTATTATCATGAGACATGTCCAATTGAATACCATTATATGCAATATTAGTATTAAAGTCCCAACCTCTTCTTAGAGTTGGAATGATATTTACAATATTATTTCCGTCGATTTTATCGTTAGTAAGATTCGGACCTTTTAATGCACGAGTATAGACACGCAGTCCCGTATCAGATGTTCCTTGCTGACCCGCTGTGCCATAATAAGAATAAGGATTTCTTGGACTTACGTCGTTAAACCCACTAAAGAATACTTTTTCTCCAGTCGTTAGAACATCCAAAGGTCCAGAAGCAGTCCAACCATTCGTGGTTATTCCGCCTAGTTTCCAACCAGCACCATTCCATACACCTACATTATACTTATATGCTCTTGATGTAGTATCTGTTGTTTTTATTCTAACATTTCCAATACTTAAATCGTAAGAATCAATACCTGGGTTTTTAAAACTCAATCCGCTATAAGGTAACTGATTAGTGTCCCGATTAAAATGAAACGGTTGGTTTTGACTTGAAAAATTATAGAAGTCAACAAGATAATGCTCACCATTACTTGCTACCCCGTAAGCCTCCACAATAGCCCACAACTGTTGAGTTTCCCAAAAATCACTTATGTTAAAAACACTAGAAAGGTCTAACTCTACTCTTTGCTGTTGATTCTTTTGTTTCCAATTACCATCAGCATATGTTGAACCAGTATAATCCGCAGACAGAAAAAATCCCTGGTCAACTTCCACTGTCTTAGACTTGCGTCCAACTGCTGGAGGGAATCCAGCAGGATTCCAATTTTGAATTCTAATTTTAAATTTCGCTGCTCTTGCAATTTCAAAGAAGTTTACAAGTGCTCCCCCACTGCTCCATTGTTGTGATATACCTTTGGCACCGAGTACAACTCTTGCTTGTCTTATTTCTCCATTATATAATTCAAAGTAAGGGTCAGTGTCAGCGGTCTCAGCAGCCCAGGTTGGCAAAGTGCTAATATCATTTTCCCAATAAATGTCAGTATAACTTGTGTCCCAAGCCCACAGCGCAGATGCCGTAGTCTCGTCCGAATAAAGGTAACTATCATCCCAGTTAATATTACCACCAGTCTGGTCAGCAGCATCTTCAGTTGTAGAATAAACTTTTACAGAATCAATTATGTAAACATCATCGCTAGACGTATTCTGGGTTCTGGATATAAATCTAATTTGTACAGTCTCAAGATTTTCAGTGTGCTGGTGTATTTTAAATTTCTGCGGTGTTAACACGTTTGGAGTCAACAAATTCGGTGTAATCAGTATGCCAGTCACCCAACTACCATTACCTAATTTATATTGAACATGAAGATTTTCACTTTGGTTTGCTTCAGGTCCGTTAGTCATGGTATTAGTACCATCGCTATAAGTTGTACTACTATTAGGAACCATTACATGAAACTGAACTTGTAAATCTCTAAAAGCGCCGTAGGTCTTATCTATATTAGCAACACGGAATTTACCACTGCTACTGAAAGGTTGGTCAGTAGCCGCTGGCGTTAGAGTGTTACCGTGTAGTGCCATCGCACCGTTGGTACCGTTACTTACTCTTTTGAGACCCGTACCAGACCATAGAATTGGTACGCTTCCCAAAGAGGCGTTTGCAAAGTTAAAGTCAGATTGATTATAATTCAAGGGCTTGCTTCTGGTTCTCACTTTTGCTCTTAAGATTGTATTACTTTTACGAAGTACTCCTAGATATTTACCTAGTTCCATGCGGCTGCCCAGATAATTATGTGTAAATGCTTTAGAATCTCCCCCACCGAGGTTACCTACTTGCCAAGGCGCTATTGTGTATCTAACTTCACTACTATTAGTGTCAAAGTTATTAAAAGTGTCCCAAGTGCCGTCGTCTTTTTCATACTCAAAATATATCCTGTGGTCAATGATTTGTTTGTCATCCACACCGTATCCGTATCCATTACTTCTAGTTAAAGTAACTTTTGCTGATAAGTCCCCGAACTCAGTTTGATAATCAAACACCCCGAATACACTATTGCGAATTTGCCCTAATTGAATTTGAATATCACTAAAAAAGTTTGACATAACACACTAAATAGATGGATACAAACAAAAAACCCCCTGCCGAAGCAGAGGGTTGTTTATAAAGTTATATTTTACTTTAACCTAATTTCCATGCCTTCATAAGACGTTCATTTAAAAGAGCAGAGCGCTTATTTCTAAAATCTTTATTCCAATCTTCTGAAAGAGTTCTTGCGTCTGTTCTCATTTGAGTATAGAAGTCTTCTTGTGTCTCGGCGATGTCTGGAAGAACCACATCGTCTGTGTTCAAGTAGTCTTGAACGTCAGCACCAGCATATTCTGTGGACTGACCAGGTTTAGTTCCAAACTTGTCAGT